ATCCTGGCATTTCCTATCCCATAATCATTTTTTTATCCGGCACTTTCAAACCTGTAGTGGCCTCAATGTATTTGGTTTTAACTGATTCATCAGTATCACCTATTAACACTACGTTAGTAGTATTTAGCTGTACATTTGAGTGCATTTTATTGGTAAATAGTGATGGAATAAGTCCAACCCCGCCCTGCGATGGTGCAATAGAAACCGGGTCTACGATGGTAATATTATCGCCATCGACAGCAACAATCTTAGTAACTAATTCTTCACCGCTATTAAGCTTCAACGTCATTATCTCACCAACTGTTATATTCATAAATTATCCTTGTTTATCAAACTTTGCTTTCAATTCTGTATATCCGCCCACATATTCTCCATTTAGATATATCTGTGGTACAGTTCTTGCGGTTGGTACTGATTCTAATAACTGTTCCCTAGTCCAACCCTGACCTATCTTACGTTCTTCAAATGCAATGCCTTTTTGCGTAAGCAATGATTTTGCCTGGTCGCAATAAGGGCAGTTATCTTTGCTCCATACTAAAGCCGTCATAATGTTCTCCTTGTTTTATATTTACAGTTCAGGCAGATCGTCGTAATTTAATACTTCTGACATTACACCCAAAACATAATTAGTGCTTTCTGTTTCTTGGAGAGCCGACTGCTTGTTGGCAGTATTGGTGTGTTTATTAAACCACGGAATAGGTGTAGTCTTGGGTGCAGGATTAAGATACTTAATGCCAATTTCTTTTAATGCGCCTGCTGCGGTAAAGTCCACAAAGTCTTTTAGAATATTTGCGTTAAGTCCAATTACCGAACCCTTCTTAAATAAATAATCCGCCCACTCTTTTTCTTCTCTGATTACGTCCATGTACAATTCATATACTTCTCGTTCACATTCAGTTTTTGCTTTAGCAAAGCGGGAATCTTCTTTAACAACTTGGTTGATGATCCAAGAAGTCCATTCTTTATGTAATAACTCATCTTGCAGAATTAGACTAATAATATTACCATTGCCAATAAAGATTCTATTTTCAACCATTGCTAGGCTTGTGGCAAAACTAACCATAAATCGAAATGCTTCTAATGCATAACTAGCATTTAGAGCTAACCAAATTGATTTAATATGTTGAAATTCTTTTACTGGCACTTCTAACTCAACTTCACAGTTGACTTTATGTAGTAAATCATAATACTTACCAACACTGCTAGCCATATCAACAATTTCTTTTGTACTATGAATAGAATTAAAGATATCTTTTGGAACATTATAAATATTTCTAATAATATGACTATAAGAGCGGGAGTGAATATTTGTTTCAAAAAAACTCCAGTTGTACATTAATGCTTCCAATTCGGGAAGTGATACGACTGGAGTAAAAATCTGTGATGGCCCGCGACCTTGTAAACTATCCAATGCAGTTTGACGTAACAGATTACTAGTAAAAATATGCTTAACTGCATCACTAGAATCTTTAAAATCACTAGAATCTTTAGTTAACGAAACTTCTTCTGGAACCCAAAAAAATCCCCTAGCGGTTTGTTCAAACTTTTGAAGTTTGGTATACTTTACTTCTTCAAACCTTTGTACAGTAACCGGTCCTGCAGGATCAAGAAACATCTTGCGATTAAGATAATCTGTTTTTGTGGTTAGGTTATATTGTGCTTGTGACATTATGCTAATTCTTTCTGTTTTCGTTTATTTTCTTCTCTATTTCTTGCCGCTATTTTCATTTTTTCTTTTGTTTCCTCTGACATTTTTTTGCCCTTACGTGCAATTGACATTTTAGATTTTATTTCATCTGACATTTTTTTACCAGTCCAAGAACTATTTGGCACACGTTTTTTTAGTTTTTCTCTTGTTTCTTCGCTAATAGGAGGTCTATTTTTTGCAGCCTCTGCCATTTTCAATTTAGTTGCATTGGTAAAAGTTCTCCCCTTTTGAGATATAGACATTTTTGCTTTCGTTTCTTCTGTACGTGTTTGGCCTGTCCTTTTAAGTGCTGCTAACTTTTGTAACTCTGGGTTTTTTCTATTTGGGTTGTTATCGCCAGACATTGATTCTATATATTGTCTACGTAACCATCCATAGACTTTGTTAGTTCTTTTACCATTATTAATCATTGAACCGGTTGTCATGTTCATTGCGGCATACAATAACTTTTGATTTTTTGGATATATTTTACACAATAATAAATGAGCAAGATAATGCTCCTCAGGATATAATTCAACTATATTTTCTTTGTCATCTTTTCCGCCCAAACAACGAGGTAAGATATGATGTTTTTCAACATATCCTATTCGTGTGAATTCACGATTTATTAAATTATTATATATTTTTTTATAATTCATTATAATTTACAGGAAAGGCAATCATCTTCATCATCAAAGTTAATAGGTTCAAGTGGCATATCAGGTGGAATTTCATCATCTGATTTGCTACCAGCCTTATTAATAAGTGAATAATAAAAGGTCTTGATACCAAAGTAATGTGCCTGCATCAAGTTCTTTGCTATCAATGTAGTTGGAACTTTTCTGTCAGGAAAATGTTTGGGGTTATAAAAAGTATTTACAGATATAGCCTGATCTACATAAGCCGCCAATACTGCTGCGGTTTTGATGTAGGACAAACAATCTTTTTGTTCCCACATCAATTGATATTTTGATTTTAGTTTATGATACTCCGGAACAACTTGTGTGAGCGAACCGGCTTTGCTTTCTTTAACAGAAATCAAACTCATTGGCATCTCAATGCCATTTGTACTGTTGATTACTACGCTACTACTTTCTACTGGTGCGATTGCCATCAATGTTGCATTTCTAACACCATATTGTTTCATATCAGTACGCAGTGTTTCCCAATCTAACTCTGGCTCAAAGTTTGCTAATTCGTTAACTCCCTTTGCTCTTAACTCCCATGGAAAAATACCTTGACCGTATCTAGTTTTGGCACTGTCTAAACATGGCCCTCGTTCTTTGGCGAGTTCTACTGTTGCTTCAGTAAGATAGTATGCTTGATGTTCCATCCAAACTTTAACATCTTGCAGTGAATCTTTTTCACCATACTTATATCCTCGCTTAGCATGCCAGTAGGCAAGATTAGTGACTCCAATTCCAAGAGGTCTGATTTCATCGTTTGATAGTTTAGACTGAATGGAAAGAAAGTCTTGATAGTCAAGAATGTTATTGAGGCTACGCTGTAGAATTCTACAGGCTCTACGCATATCTTCGGGGTTTCTAAATGCGCCCCAATTGATGCTACCCAATGTGCATAAGGATATACGGCCGGTATCATCGTCTAAACGTTTGAAGGGCCGTGAAGGCAAAACTATTTCCGCACAAAGGTTACTTTGATAAATTGGATGTGTAACAGGATCGAATGAACCCTGTCTCTGCACATTATCAGTAAACATTAGATAAATGCGACCAGTATCTGTTCTTTCTTTTAAAATACCGGACTTGAACACTTCTTCAGCACTCATGACCTTTTTACGTAAATCCTTGCGCTTTTCATATTTTACATACAACTCTTCAAATTTATCAATACTGCTATAGAAGGCTTCATATAAGTCCGGAACTTCGTTGGGGTCAAAGAAAGTGATGTTTTCTTTATTTTTAAATCTGCGCCAAAAGAACGCACTCATTACTACTGCATAGTCTAAGTGTCTTACTCTAGTTTCTTCTGTACCTTGATTATTCTTTAATACAATCAAATCATCAAACTGATAATGCCATATGGGAAAATAGACAGTGCAACTAGCGTTGCGAATCCCGCCCTGAGAACAGGAACGCAGATCACCAAACCATTTCTTTAAAAATGGAATCATGCCGGTGTGCTTGATTTCACCGCCCCTAATAGGTGCACCTAGTGGTCTTAATCTACCTATTTCTAAACCTATGCCAGCTCGTTTGCTAGCATATTTTGCCATCATTTCTCCAGATGCAAAAATACTGTCCAAGTCATCATCTGAACGAATAAGAACACAACTAGAAAACTGCTTGGTAGGAGTACCCAAACCAGCAAGGACGGGGGTAGCAAGAGTAAAAAGTCCGTCACTAGCGGCAGTATAATATTCTTTGATGAATTTAAGTCTGTGTGATTTATCTTCTTTGTGAAAGACTGTCGCCGCAGCGACCATGTATCTAATCTGCGGGGTTTCATAAATTTCCTGTGTAGCACGGTTGCGTACCAAATACTTTTCAATCAATTGTTCAACCGCTGCATATGAATATTGCTCATCCTTTTCATGGTCGAGCATATCATTCATCTTATTCCATTCTTCTTCTGTATACCAATTTAATAACTCATTAGTATATAGCCCAGTGGTCACATTCTTTTTTACTATCTCATAAAGATGCGGTGGCTGATACTGGCCAAATACATCCTTTCTTAACATACTCAACCGCTGCTTACCAGCAACATATTGGTAATTTACATGTCCAATATCAGGGTTGGTTTCTACATCGATCAGGTCTACTATAGCGCGTAGAGTAATACCATCAATTTCTCTTGTGGTAATACCGTCGTAAAAGTGCGGCTGGGCTTTAATCTCAATCATAGATTGAGATACATCTGCGATTCCCTTACATATTTTTGCTACCTGAGCTTGCCATTTTTCAACTGTTAATTCTTCTTTACTACCCGATCGTTTAATTACTGTTATTTTCATTTTTAGCCTAGTTTACGTTGAAGTGGTAATATATCAATTGTCTTTGTTACCACAAAATCTTGTTGTAAGTTATTTAACTCCATGCTATACATAAAATTCAATGCATATTTTGCGTTGTCTACCAGGACTAGCACTACGTCATCGTTATTATAGTCGGTTGCTTCACATAACGCAATGTCTTTTATACCCAATAGCAATAGAGTATATATCATGCCTAGTGCCCTAGCATAATAGCAATAAATGTTGTCTGATATTAATTGCCATGGACCTGGCCAATCATTTATATAATCTGTATGAAGATAGTAAGTTTGAATTGGAACAGCCTGCCAAAAATGATCAACCTCTACACATTGTGTTTGTAGAGGTTGATCTGTTAGTTTAGTTCTTAACTCGGCCCAACTTTTTAATCTAGTTTCATACTCTAATAAAAATACATTCATCGTTGACCAAATTTAATAACGCTAATTAGGCTTTCTTGTTAGCAGGTATTGCTTTTGCTTCTACCGATGTGCCGCCGGCTGCTTGAACTTGTGGTTCAGCTTGTGCTTGAATCTTTTTAATAACCGGGTCTGCAATTCTAAATGGGGCTTCGGATAAAGCAGCTAAGATAACGTTTACTTCCGTTAAATCAAAAGTTAATGCAATTTCCATTATTGATATCTCCTATTGAAAAATAATGTGTCGTTTGACTGATCTATTTAGTAGCACTATTGGTGGTGTAAAAAATAGTAATCATTCCCAAGGGAGTGGGCTAGCTTGTTGCGGCATAGCGGCATATATGATTTGACCGTCGATATCAGATAGTATTGAGGTAACCCCCTCTGCTCCCAGGGCAGCCTGCACCCATCCAATAACAATATCACTAGTTAAGTTGGCATATGGGATAAAAGGATCAGTTGAGTCGTATGGAATACCAGTTGCCCCGGCTAATCTACCTGTTTGCGTACCATTAGTCCCCGTGCATATCCAGTTGACAACTACCACTACCTCAGTTTGACCCGCATAAGAGGGGTAGTTTACCATAGAATCAACTGTCCAAATATATGTGTTTGGACTCGTAGTAGAAAGTTTAGCAGTCTCTACAGGAGGGGTATTTACTTCAGTAGTTAAAATATTAGTTTTAGCCATAATGATTCCTTATTACTGTAGTATTTATTACTCTCGGATAGTGCAATATAAATAAAACGTGAAGAATAGCTACACAATTCAATATTACAAGAGAATAATATGCCAATTATTACAGACCTCGGCTCTGTCCTAACGTTAGCAGAAGCGCAGAATCTCTCAGAATTAATAAAAAAGAACAGAGATATATGGACTCATGAGTCAGTTTATTGGGGAGAAAATAGAGTAAAAAAACCAATAAATTTTTTAGGATCACCAATATATCCAGCAAAAGCTAACCCAAGTTTATATGGCAAACTAAGAGAAAAATCAAAACAGTTTTTAATTGATAACACAACCGTAATGTTGCAAAAAACCTTACAATTAGTTGGTGAGATGTATGGTTGTTCTACCATAGAACAGCTCCCTAATACTTCTCTTCCGGGATTCCACATTCTCTGTAGCGATACTCCGTGCATAGAGAAATATCAATATCACCAAGATGCAGATTATCTTGAGTTTCATAGAGAATTTGGAACAACTGTTCCTTATAAGCTTAGTGATTTTTATTCATTTAGCGTAGCTATAGAATTGCCCAGAGCAGGAGCAACTATTGATTTTGATGCAGGGGCTGAAGGTCTGCGCTTCCCATATGAAGTTGGGCATTCCTATGTTTGGAGGGGCGGTGATTTGCACAAGATCGGAGACGTACATTTGGCAGGCAATACCGATTATAGAATCACTTTCCAAAGTCACTGTGTGATACAGCAAAATAAACTTCTTTATTACTGGTGATTAACGTGAACCCAATATATGAAAAGGCTGTAACTTTGCCCGTGCTAAACCTGTGAATAAATACTAACGAGGTCTTTGTGACATTGTGGTAACTACGTCAATAAAGTTTACACCGTAGATGATAAAGGTTATAATAGACTGTGATAGTCAAGAAGTTAGGTTATACATTTGATCATGCTCAATTTTGAAGGAATAACTAGATTATGACGCATGTTGAATTATCTGAAGATGAACTCAGAATTTGTTTTATCTCATTCTTTATTTTAAAACCAAATAAACTGTTGTATTACATATGAAATCAATAACATTGACTGTCACTGCGGCTAGATCAGGAACCAGACTACTCAGTAAATTACTTGCTGAGGTTCTCGGGATGCATGCAGATCATGAAGAAATGCCAATATCGGAACCAAGCTTTTGTTACATGCGCCAAAAGAATGTTGAAGATCCTTTAATTGGAAGAGATTTTGTTGAGAACTACTTTACAAATTATGTGAACAATCTTCCATCTCAATACTACTCTTGTACAGCGCAATCAACATCTAAAGGATTTATTGAGCATTTCATAGACCTCGGGATTACCCCTAACTTTATTATAATACGTCGCAACCCAAGATTAATTGCAAAGAGTTTATGGGAACTAGAGTGGATTCCTGGAAAACATCCTCTACATCGAATTTGGTATCCAGGACCACAAGAACCAGATGTGCTTCCATTCGAGAATTGGAGAAATTCCCATCCATACCAATTATGTTATTGGTATGTTGCGGATTGCGAACGACGAACCCAATATTATGAAAAGATGTTACCAAGTAAAAATTTAAAAATATGGCACACAACTATTGAACAAATGCTAGATGTTGATCACTTTAATTTTATGCTTGATCATTTTAATCTACCTAATGTAGACAGCTTACCTCAAAAGAAAGTTAATAGATTACAGTCTTGGAGAAAAAGGGAAGTATTGCCAGATAATGATAATTTCTTTCATAAATTGGAACTTGATTTTTTGGAAAGAATACCAAAAGAATTCAAAGAAAATTTAATTAGTAGAGGATGGGGAGATGTTTAATTCGGATGAGGTGAATTATTGGAAAACGGAAGGAATAAACAATCTCAGAATTGTGGGTGCTCCTGAAATTTATGAGGGAATTGATACTGCACTCAGGGTGGTTGATGTTGTCGGGTGCGAAACAATAAGAGATATTGGTTGTGGGTATGGTAGACTCGCCCCATTCTTTAAACCAGAAAAATATATTGGTTACGATATATGCGAAGCTGCTATAAAAAAAGCCAAAAGATTGAAAGTTGGGTATGAATTTCATCATTGGAATTTTGAAGAATTACCTTTCACAGATGTTACAATGTTCGTCAATGGTCCTTTTTGTGTGAATCATGATGAGATTGCTGACTTTATTAAAATTATAACTAAAAATACTAATGCTTTAGTATTCGGGGAAATAATGAATCCTTCTTGGATTAATCCTTCTTGGATTAATCCGCCAATAACTCCAGCTAAAGAATATAGAAGGGATATATCATCATATGACAATTTACTTGAGCCTTATGGTTTTATAAGAAAAAAGACGGAAATAACAATCCAAGAATATTGGGGGCTACCATATACGATTGCTAGGTGGGAAAATGCAAAAATTATTCAATCCTAAAACTGTTGCGATCATTGGAGCATCTGCTAATCCAATAAAGTGGGGTAACTGGCTCGCTGAAGAAGTAGTTCGCCACATAGATAAAAGAAGAGTTTATTTTGTAAATCCTAAAAAAGAAATAATATTTGGAATTCCATCGCTATCTCGTGTAGACCACATCCCAGAACCAATCGAGCTTGCTATTGTAGCAGTCAACTCAGACTTATTTGAGGAAGCTGTTGATGATCTATTGCGGCACGGCACAGACATTATAATTGGGATAACTTCTAATGTTAACCTTGATGTTCAACAAAGAGTTGCTGAAAAGATAAGATTAAAGGGAAGTAGACTAATAGGTCCAAATTGCGCAGGATTATGGTCTGAAGATTTTGAATGTATGCCAATTGGTGAATTCACTTTGGGTCCAGTTGGAATGATTTCTCAGAGTGGCGGAATACTAGTTGATGTTTCAGATAGGCTCAAAGAGATTGGATTGGGGTTCTCAAAAGCGATATCGATTGGTAATCAAATAGACACCTCGTTTGTAGATATACTTCCAATTTTAGAGAAAGATTCAAAAACAAAGATAGTTATATTGTATGTTGAAAACACAGATTCTATTCCTTATACTTATATCGGGTCTATGACTAAACCTGTTCTTATACTATCACCAAATGCAACTCCAATGGCTGTACAGGCTGCGAAACAACACACCAACTCTTTACTGACAACTCACCGTACTGGGCTTGAAATAGAATCCCTGGCTGACCTTGTTGCCACAATTCAGATGAAACTAAATAATAGACAAGCTAACGGTAACCGTATGGCCGTAGTAACTGATACTGGTGGTGTTGGAGTTATGATATGTTCCTTTGCTGAAAGACTAGAACTGTGTGTTGAGAGTTATACTGATCTTGTTGGAATCCCTTCAGCGTTCTCAGAAAAAACCTGTAATCTATTGAGAGACTTGATAGATTCTAAATCCGTTGACGCAATTTTAATGAATCTTCATTTATATAATGATTACTACGATGAGTCATTATATGCTAATGTATTAGCAGAGTTAATACAGAGTTCCAAAAAACTTGTGATTTTTAGTTGCAGATCGTTCTCTAATCCCTGAGTTCAAGTATTACTTAAACACAATATACCCGTATATAGAG